TATCTTTAAATGGTATTATACAAGCACCTGGAACTTCTTATACTGTATCTGGTTCTACAATTACCTTTGCTTCAAATCTTGCAACAGGTGATGTTATAAATTTTATTCACATACTAGGATCAGTTCTTGATCTTGGTGTACCAAGTGATGACACAGTAGGAGCTGCACAAATTAAAGATGATCTTATTTCTGGAACAACTGCTTTAGCAAGTGAGCCAGCAGATACTGATGAATTTTTAGTAAGTGATGCAGGTGTTTTAAAAAGAATTGATTACAGTTTAATTAAAGGTGGTGGAAAAATTTTACAAGTTGTAAATTCAGATAATGAATATGATACAACTATTTCAGCAACATCTTATGGAGATGTATTAAGTGCATCTGGAACTACTTGGGAAACAGCAATTACTCCATCTGCATCAACTTCTAAAATTCTTGTTTTGGCTTCTGTTTCTTTGCAAACTGCTGGCACAAGTGGAGCGGCTGAAGGTAGAGGAAAAATACAAATGATGGCAAAAACAGGTTCAGGTTCTTATTCTTCTGTAGATGAAATTATTTATGCTGGAGCTTATGATTATGGTGGAAATGGAATAGTATTTGGTTGGCATCATCCTGTAAGTTTATTGCACTCACCAAGTACCACAAGTGCAGTTACTTTTAAATTTCAAATTGCAAAATATAGTGGTGCAGATAGTCTTGTTACTAATAATTTAGGATTTTCAAGAATACAATTACTAGAGGTAGGTGCTTAATGATAAAAGTTATAGATGCAATAAAAGCAATTAATCCTAATGCTGAAGTAAGCATTGGTGGAAATAGTGTTGATAGTATTCAATGGTTAAATGGAACTGCTGAAATACCAAAAGCAGATATTCAAGCTAAACAAACAGAACTACAAACTGCGTATGATGCTGAAGAATGGAAAAGAAATAGACAAGCAGAATATCCATCTCATAGCGATTGTATTCATGCACTACTAGATGGTGGAGATACATTAACAGAGCTTCAAGCTAAACGAACAGCAGTTAAAGACAAATATCCAAAGGAGTAATAAATGGCAATCAATGTAGCCAATAATAATTCCTTGTCTGCAATTACAAGTTTACCATCAGGAGTTTCTGGTGGTTCTATGAATTTAATATCTACACAAACTGCATCAAGTTCAGCTACAATCTCTTTTACAAATAATATTGATAGTACCTATAAGGAATATATTTTTAAGTTTTATGATGTTCATCCAGCTACAGATGCAGCAGAATTTCAATTTCAAGCAGATACAGGAACTAATACAAATTATAATCAAACAATAACTTCAACTATGTTTACTGCATATAATTATGAAAGTGGTAGCGATCAAAGTTTAGGTTATTTTTCTTCATTTGACCAAGCACAAGGAACAGCTTTTCAAAATCTTCAAAGTAATGTATCTAATGATAGTGATAATAGTGTATGTGGAACTCTTAAAATCTTTGAACCAAGTTCTTCTGTTTTTGTTAAACATTTTATAGCTAATACAAATTCTATGCAACCTGATGGTTCAGATCGTTTACAACATAATCATTATACTGCTGGATATTTTAACACACAAACAGCACTCACAAGATTTCAGTTTAAATTTTCTAGTGGCAACATGGATGCAGGAGTAATAAAATTATATGGCATTAGTTAAATACAACAACAATTCTATAAGTGCTATTACATCAACAGGATTATCTGCTGGTGCTATGACTTTAATTAAAGAACAAACAGCATCTTCAAGTTCTACTATTAGCTTTGTTCATGGTACTTCAGATGTAGTTATATCATCTGCATATCCTATTTATTTATTTAAGTTTATTAATATTCATCCAGCTACTGATAGTGTTCATTTTCAAGTTAATTTTAGAGATGGTGGTAGCAGTTATGATGCTACAAAAACTTCAACTGTTTTTGAAGCATATCATCTTGAATCAGATGACTCAGCATTAGGATATAAAGATTCTAATGATCTAGCACAAAGCACAGGAGTACAACGAATTACATCCAATATAGGAAATGATAACGATCAATGTGGTTGTGGAGAGCTTTGGCTTTTCAACCCAAGTTCTACTACATTCGTAAAACATTTTATAGTTAGATCAGTTCACTATGGTAATCCAGAAGTTTATGCAGAAGATTATTATGCTGCTGGTTATTGCAATGTAACTGCTGCTATTGATGCAGCACAATTTTCAATGTCATCAGGAAATATAGATTCTGGCACAATCAAACTCTATGGAATTAAGGATTCATAATGGCTTTAGTTAAATTAAATAATAGAGGTGTAAGATCAGCTACTGCTTTTGGAAGTATTACAGGATTAGGTAGTATGACATTTTTATCTAAACAAACAGCATCAAGTTCATCTACAATTAGTTTTACTTCAGGAATTGACAGCACATATAAGGAATACTTATTTACTTTTAATAATATTCATCCAGCTACCGATGGAGCTGAATTTCAATTTCAAGCAAATGTAAGTGGGGGTAGTGGTTATAATGAAACTATTACATCAACTCATTTTGATGCTTATCATGAAGAAAATGATCAATCCCCAACATTATCATATATGACAGGGTTTGATCAAGCACAAGGAACGTCATTTGATACTCTTTCAAGAGATATAGGAAACGATAATGATCAATCTACTTCTGGTACTTTACATTTATTTAATCCATCATCTACTACATTTGTAAAACATTTTATATCTGTATCTAATTTTAGTGGTAATAATGACTTTACAGGTAATAGTTTTCATTCTGGATATTTTAATACAACTTCAGCTATTGACGAAATACAATTTAAAATGAGTACAGGCAACATAGATGCTGGAGATATTTGTTTATATGGAATTAATTAAGGAGAAAACATGGCAAGACATCATTTAATCAATGGAATAAAAGTACCTTTTACAGCTCAAGAAGAAGCTGAATGGGATGCTAATGAAGCAGCTTATGCTGCAAAGAAAGCTAAAGAAGTTAAGGCAGAACCGAAGCCTTATGTGGCTAAAAGGAAACTAGCTTATCCTCAAATAGGGGATCAGTTGGATATGCTTTGGCATTCTATTGATCAAAACGCAGAATTAAAGCAGAAATATTTTGCTTTCTATGAAGCAATAAAAGCTGTAAAAGCTAAGTACCCAAAATGATATGGCAAATACTTACAAATTTAAAGGAGTTGCGTTAGCTACTGGTAGTGAAACTGCACTATTAACTGCAGGATCAGATGAGACTTTAATTATAAAGTCTATATTGGTAACTAATAATACAAGTAATACACCGACATTATCATTAGATGTAGCAGATAATTCAGCTAGTGCTGAATATACAATACTTAAAACACATACTCTTACAGCTAATACATCAGGAGAAGTTTTTACTGGATCACCTTTAGTATTAGAACCTTCTGATGCAATAAAAGCTACAATTAGTAGTTCAGATTCGATTCATTTTGGTATATCATATATGTCAGTAACATGATCGAATTAATATACGTTCCGACTAAAAGCGTTAACGAAGTTTGGGGTGTAGTAAAAACAGACATCGCTAACTCTTTAAATAGATCCAATGGTTATGCATTAGCAGACCATATTAAGAAATGGATCAATGAAGAAAAAATGCAGTTATGGATCCTATGGGATAAAGAAGCTGCAAAAGAATCCAAGTATTATGGATTAGTAGTAACAGAGATAATACAAAGACCATTACAACGTTGTCTTAATATCAAAATTATGACAGGTAGACATCGTGAAAAGTGGCAACATTTAATAAAACACATTGAAGATTTTGCGTGGCTAAACAAATGTGATCTACTAGAATTAGTAGCAAGACCAGGGTGGAAGAAAGTTCTTAAACCCTTTGGTTATACAGAAAGTCATGTATTATTAGAAAAGAAAAAGGAGAAAAAATAATATGTCATTTGGAGGAAGCTCAGGTGGTGGAAGTGGTACTACAAGTACAACAACACAACCATACGCACCAGCAGAACCAGCATTAAATCAGATTATATCTGAAGCTGGAACAATATATGGACAAGGACCAACAGGAGCTGGTTACGTTGCTCCTACTACACAAACTATGCAAGGATTAGCTGCACAAGAACAAATGGCTAATGCTGCAAACCAACAAATTTTAAATACTATACAAGGTCAGTACACTAATCCTTTCTTATCTCCTTTGATTGGACAAGCTGCAACTGATATATATTCTAATGTTGCTGGACAGTTTAGTGGAGCAGGAAGAACACCAGGTAGTCCATTATCACAAGCTACTGTTACAGGACAAGTTGCTCAAAAAGCATTACCTTTAGCTTTTCAACAATTAGAAAGAGAAAGAAATAGACAATTAACTACAGCTCAAAGAGTTCCAAGTTTAACTGCTGTTGGAGGAGCTTTAGAAGATATACAAGCAGAACAACAACTAGCACCACAAATGGCGTTGCAACAATACTACAATACAGTTGCACCTATTGGTTTTGGTTTGCCAGTTGGACAACAACAAACACAAGCACCAAGAGCCAACCCAATAGGTATGGCAGCAGGAGGAGCAATGTCAGGAGCTGCATTAGGAAATATGTTTAATATGCCAGGCATGGGAGCTGCAATCGGTGGTAGTTTTGGATTATTAGGAGGGTTATTATAATGAACTTAAAAGATCATATCCCACATTTCGTGGAAGAACATAAAAAAGCAATAGCAATAGCTATTGTTATTTTAGTTATTGCAATAATTATATAGGAGAAAAATGCCAGGTAGTGGAGGTAGCGTTTCAGACGCACCAATAGAAAAAACAGTTGATGGACAACACCACCAACTTGCATATATTACACCAGTCGAAGCACAATCACTTGTTGATCAAGGTGGTAAACCTACAATGACTAATGAAGGAATAATGGCTTATCCTGGGCATCATGGACAATCTGGAGAATCAATGGGTGTTTCACAAGGAAGTTCATCTAATAGTGGTAGTGGTGGTGATGGACCTCCAGGTGGTGGAGACCCAGGAATGACTTATACAGCACCAACTTCACAACCTTCTGGTGGCGATCAAGATGAAGATGCATCAGGTCTTGTAGGTCATGTAGAATATGCACCAGTTCATAGTATAGAAAATATTCATGGTGAATTTGATGATCCTGGATCAGCATCATATGATCCTACTTACGATGCTAGAGAACAAGCTATAGCAACTAAAAAATCAGCAATGGGTTCTGGTGAATATGCAGGTGATTATAAATGGAATCCTACAACTCAAAAAATGGATAGGTATCCAGATTTTACATTTAAAGAACATTGGGAAAATGCTCCTGATGCAATAAAATGGTCTCCTACTCTTAGACTTTTATATGCTGCTGGTAAAAATATTTCAGAATGGTCTAAAAGAAATTCTTGGTCATGGGATACAAATACAGGAACTATTAAAGATAATAGTGGAAATAGTGTTAGAGAAAGAGATCTTATGAATGCTGCAGCACCAGAAGCTCCAGGATTAATTGGTGAAACTACATTACCAGATTCTCAAGCTGCAAAATGGTATGCAAATTTAGGAAATAATACTTCAACTGCATTTAGTTTTAGTACAGCTTATGCAGATGCTAAAGCAAAACAACAAACAATACTAGGAAATCCTAGTGCTATAAGACAATTAGCTGTTAATGAAAGTCCATTTTATAATTGGCTAAAAGAAAACAGTTTAAATAAAGGAATATTATAATGGGATTATTAGATTTATGGAATGATTGGAAAAAAGAAACAGGGTATTTTCAAGACTCTAGTTCTAATCTAGAAACAATAGCAAGAAATTCTGATACAATTGATAGAAATAGAAAAAAAGGTGTAGTTAAATCTTCAAATTTTATGAATATGTCAATAGATCAATCAGGACATACACCAATTCGTAGACAAAATGTAGATAAAATTTTTCCTGATAAAAGTAAAATATTTAAAAATCCAAGAATTAGTAATCAAAAACTTCAAGAATTAAAAAAAGTTCAAAACCTTGATGCAGGTAAAACACCTAATATATATCAAGATAAAATTATGCAAGGTGATGTTGGTGTTAAACAAGCTGAAGATTTAAGTTTTATGCAAAAACTTTCTAATATGGTAGGTGTAAACTTTGATGATGCTGCAGCTATGTGGAAAGATAAAGGTGGCTTTGAAGGTCTTATGGCTAACCCTGCATTTACTATGGGTTTAGCATTTATGCAAGCTGGAGCTGAAGGTAAAACTTTAGGTCAAGGTGCATTAGACAATGTAATGAAAGCAGCAGGAATATCTTCTCATTATAAAAAAATTATAAAAGAAAGAAAACAAGCACCTATACAAGCTACTTCTTCAGATATTGCAGAAGTAAAATCTTTACTTGAAACAATGAATGTAAGTGATCCAAGTATGATTGAAAAATTTATTGGTAAAATTAAAGGTAAGAATGTTCAACAGATGTTTGATATTGCAGCAGAAGATATTGCAATTGAATTACAAATAGAAATGAAACGTATGTCAGATGAAAATCCTAATCCTGACAAACCACTTGTATTTAACACAAGACTTAAATTAAAAATTTTAGAAAGATTACTTAGATCTGGTAAATTTAAGAAAAAAGGTGGTACAATTGTTACAAAAGCAACTCTTGAATCAGATGTTGGAGGAAGTTTTCCTGAACAAAAAGCACAAGGTGGTCCAATTCAAGCTGGTAAACCTTATGTTGTAGGAGAAAAAGGACCAGAAATTATAATACCTAGATCAGATGGTAACGTACTATCAAATGACGATTCACAAATTTATGCTATGTTATTAGCAGCAAATCCACAATTACAAAAAGTATCTAAAATTAGAGCAGAAAAAATATTAAGAAATAGATTTCCAGAATATTTTGAATAGGAGATAAATGATCAAAAGATTTATTATACGAGGTGTATCTAAAAAATTTAAAGGTGTTCAAAAACTTAAAGCACAAAAAGCACCTACTAAATTTACAGCTGTTGCTTCTGATAAAGCAACACAATCAGCACAAAGAAAAGTTTTAGGTGATGTACCTGAATTTATGGGATTATCATCAAGAGCTACAGGTGAATTAGCAGCAGAAAGTCTTGCTCTTAAAACTATGAATAAAAAATTCTTTAGAACTTTACCTAAAGAATTAAGTAGATCTAGATTTAGAACAGCAAGAGGTATTAAAAATATTCAATTAAAAACTAAAGTACCTAAACTTAAAGTATTTAAAGCTAAATCTAAAGGTGCTATGAAAGCATATGGTATAGCTACAACTAAATCTGAAAAAGTATTTAGATCTACAATGGAAAAATTTACAGGAAAAACTAAAGCAAGTTCTTTTGCAAAAAGAAGTAAAAAAGTTAAAAAAGCTACTACTGCTTTACATGATAGCAGAGAAATACAACATATAAAAAAAGTAAAAAAAGAATGGGGATTCTAAAGTGGCTAACAATCTTAATCTTAACGATCCAAGACTAAGAGATCCTATTAGACAAATACCTGATGGATTAAAAGATCCAGTACAAGATAAGACTCCAGGTTTTTTTCAATCTATTAGAAATCCTTTAGATCTTATGTTAGAAGAATCTTTACCAGCATCTCTCTATCAATGGATGACTGGTAATACTAAAAAGAAACAAGCACAAGAAGCATTAGAATTTATACGTAATAATCCTAATCTTGCAGGAACTAAAGTATATCAAGAAGCTGAAAGAAAACTTCAAAGATTTGGTTACTTGTTAGATGAAGGACCAATGTCTATAGACTTCAAAGAAGTTGGGAATATGATTAAAAAAAATCCTAAACTTTTTGGTGCTGAACTTATTAATATGTTAATGGCAGATCCTTGGTTATTATTTATGCCTCTTGGTTGGCACAAATTAGGTAGAGGAGTTGTTAATGCTATTAGACTTAAAGCAGGAAAAAATTTACAATTAACTAAAGTAGCAAGAGCATCTAAAAAAGCTCAAGCTATGTCAGATATTAAAGTAGGTGCTACAGCTACTCTTGCAACACCATTAGTATTTTCATCTGTATGGCAATTATCTGAAGATGCAAAATTAGATCCTAAAAGAACTACAGTAGAAACTACTATTGGAGCTACAGCAGGAGCTTTAATATCAGTAGGTTTTGCAGGTACTGGTGCTTTAATACAAAAAGCTACCAACATGAATAAACAAAGAATAGTAAATATTCAAAACAGAACTTATCAAAAATACCAAAATAATCCTGAAAAAATGATTGAGTATAAAGATGGTATTTATAGATCAGTAGATGATATTGTAGAAGATCTTAAAGTAAACGCTAAAGATGCAGCAAGTCCTGAAAAGTTTGATGCTTTAAAAGCAGATATGACATCAGCACTTAGAACTCTTAATGAAAATGCTAAAGATATGGCTATTGCTAATTCTTTAAAAGTAGCAGGTTCATTAGCAGCAATTGGAGCAACTGCACAATTTCTTACAGCAGATGATGATAAATTATTAGCAACTGCTAAAGGAGCTGCAGCAGGTTTAGCTGTGTATGGTGCAGGAAAATTATTAGGTAGAAAATTAAGAAATACTTCTGATGAAATGGATCAAGCAGCAGCTAATGTAGAAGCTGGTTTAGATGCTATGAAGTTAAGTTCTGTTAAACTTAATTCTTCAGGACACGAATTAGCTAATGCTATTAAGTTAATGATTCCTGATGCTATAGATTCTAGACCTAAAGTATTTTATTATATAACTAAAGCTAAAGTAGATCCTAAAACATTAAGACCACCTGAAATTTATAATCCAAAATTTAAACCTATTAGTCCAGATCAGTTAAGCAAAGCTGAATTACAAGCAGCTAAAGCTATTGAAAAAATATTTGATGATCTTGGTAGTACATTTGGAGAAAAAGGTTTAGGATTATTTAATTCTAAAAGAGCTAACTATTTACCTTTACTTTGGAAAAATTATAATCCAGCACAACAACCTTTTAAATTTGTTAAAGATTTTGATAAAACAGTAACTGGTGTATCACCTACATTCCAATTTGGAAAAAGAGGTATGTTTGGAGATATTAATAGAGGACTACAAAAAGGTTATAAAATTAAACCTGAATATGAAGATCCTGTAGAACTTATTAAAATATACACTCATGCTGCAGGTAAAGCATTAGCAACAAGAGCTTTAATAGGTAATTTAGAAAGATCTAATATTGGTGGTAAACCTTTACTTGTTAGAAATATTAAAACAACATCTATAGGTCAAGACTACGTTAAATTTGATCATCCTTATTTTGAAAATAAATTTGGTATGCCACATATTCATAAAGGTATGGAAAAATCTTTAAGAATGGTATTTGATGCTAAAGACGAACAAGCATTAATGGGAGCACTCTTTACTACTAACTTAATGATGAAAAGACTAGCAGTAGGATTTTCATTTTTCCATGCTGGTGCTTTAGTAGAAAGTATGATCTTTGCTGGACATAAATTAAAGTCTATTGGCAGAGTTATTAAACCATATAATACAAAAGAATTACAAAGTTTTATAGATAACCCTGCTAAATATAGAACTGAATTTCCTCATGCTTTAGAAGTACTAGAAAGAAATGGTTACAAAGATGTTATACAATTTGGTAGAGGTAGTGGACTGCAAATATCTACACCTGAAGATGTAGGCTTTGATAGATTTTATTATAACTTTAGTGGATTACAAAGAACTTCTGTAGATAAGTTTTGGAAAAGACATTTTGGTGTTTCTCCTGCAGAAAAAGTTGAAAAAGTATTTAAATGGTTTGATAAAATTACTTGGGATAGAGTATTTACTCATGCTAAACTTAATACATTTTTAACAGCATTAAATAAAACAGTACAATCAGGAGACACTCAAGCTGTAATACATAGAAAAGCACAAAGAGCAGCACAGTTTGCTAATGATGCTTTTGGTGGACAAGACTGGGCAACAGTAGCTAATAAAATACAAACGCCTTGGCTTAAGAGTATGATGCAAACTAGCTTTAGACCAGGATCTAGAGGTTATATGCAACTGCTTATGTTTGCACCTGATTGGACAATATCTAATATTAGAATTATTGCTAAGTCATTACCTGCGTTTGAGAAAGATCCAAACTTACGTAGACTATATCAATATTATTTTTTAAGAGCTGCAGTAATATATGCAGCAGCAGGATCTGCATTAAACTATGCGTTTAGTGGTAAATCTTTATTAGAGAATACAGATCCAACTAGAATTGACTTAGGGAATGGTGAAGTATTAACTTTCTCTAAACAATTAATGGAACCTTTTCATTGGATAACAGCTCCACAATCTACAGGTCTTAAGAAAATTGGATCTTTACCTAGAACAACAATAGAAGTATTAACTAATAAAAAATACTTAACTACTAAATGGAGTCCAAACATCACTAAAAAAGATGATGAAGCTATTGAAAAAGGTTTAAAAATAGGTGGTCAAATAGGTAAAAGATTCTTACCAATTTGGTTACAAACAGCGTCACAAAATATTGCTGAAGGTTTAGAAAGAGATGGTCTAAGTGCCGATCTTGCAATAGATACAGCAGTAGATTTTGTACTAGGACAAAGTGGTCATCCTAGATACCAAGGACCACGTTATACACAATATAAAACGAAAGGGTTAGTAAGGTCTCCTTACGAAACGTTATTTTAATTATGTCAAGACATACAGAAAACAAAGAAGAAATTCTTAAAATACATGGATCTATAGATCTTATTAATCAAAGAATAGATACAATAGAAAATAATCACCTTAAACATATACAAAAAAGTGTTGATAGAATTAACTGGGTTATGACTGCTATAGGTTTAGGTGTACTAGCACAGGTATTAGTATTAATTACTAAACATCTATAATGAAATTTACATTGTTGATGTTAATATGTTCTCTTACAGCAGGAGAATGTATGCCTCCTCATCCTATGCCTGATAAATACAATAGTATATATGACTGTTTAAATGCAGGTTATGCTGAATCTTTACGTAAATCAGAAGAAATAGGTAAAGAAGAAATAAACAAACATAAAATTTATATTAGATTTGTTTGCGAAGAAAACGAAGTAATAGTACCATTGCCAAAACCTAGAATAGAGGCATAAAGTTGTACCTTACTTGCTAGACTTATTCACCGAATAATTGTAAAAGCGTATATATGCTAAGCAAATCAATATTAGTAATCAGCGACCAACACGCACCCTATCATCATATAGATACGCTTGACTTTTTAGCAGAGATAAAGAAAAAGTATAAGCCTGACACAGTAGTAAACATAGGTGATGAAATGGATTGGCACTCTATATCTTTCCATGACAAACACCCTGGACTTTATTCACCTAGTCATGAGCTTGAAGTTGCTAGAGAGTTTTTTAAAGGTTTAGAAAAACTTTTTCCAAAACAATACGTCATGGATAGTAATCATGGTAGTCTTGTATTTAGAAAAGCAACAAGACATGGGTTACCACACGAAGTATTTACATCTTATAATAAGATGATTGGTGTGGGTAAAGGTTGGACGTGGCATGAAGATTTGATTTTAAAAGCATCCAATGGTCAAAAAATTTACTTCTGCCATGGTAAATACAAAGATGTTCTAAAAGTAGCACAACAATATGGTATGTGTACTGTTCAAGGACATTATCACACAGCATTCAAAATAGATTATTGGAGTAATCCCAATGAACTACTTTGGGGTATGCAAGTTGGATGTTTAATTAACATGAAAAGTTTAGCTTTTGAATATAACAAATTACAAAAGTCTAGACCAGTAATAGGAACAGGAGTTATCATTGATGGATTGCCTAAATTAATCCCAATGGTTTTAAAAGACAATGGCAGATGGAACAGAAAAATTACCTAGAGGAATTAGAAACAAGAACCCAGGCAATATCAAATTAGGTACTGCATGGGATGGGTTGGCATCAGATCAAACTGATCCAACTTTTTGTATTTTTGACGAAGCTGTAATGGGTATCAGAGCTTTAATGAAAATACTTTTAACGTATAGATTTACTCACAAAAAAACTAACGTAGACGAAATCATTTCTAGATGGGCTCCACCCTCTGAAAATGATACTAACGCTTACATAGATTTTGTTTGTAAAGAAATAAACGTAAAACCTATGGATAAACTCGATAACAGTATTGAGCATTACTTACCACTCGTAAAATCAATTATTCGTATGGAAAATGGAAAACAACCTTATGACGATGAGTTGTTGGTGGAAGGAATGTATAAAGCATGGGAAGGATATCCGACTGGTTCTTCAGCAAATTAGAACGCTGGAGTGCTAACATTCATGTATACGCATGGAATAAAAGATACAGTAAAAAAAAATGGATTCGATACCAAGGTAGTCGAACAGGCTTTATCTATACTTTAAGAAAGGATTAATATGTGGTTGAATATATTATCAATGGGTCTTAAAACAGCAGGACACATTTACAAGAATAAACAAAAAACAAAAATGCTTATGTCAGATGCACAATCAATGCATGCTGAGAAAATGGCAAGAGGTGAAATTGAATATAAAGCGAAAATTATTGAGAGTAATGATAAAGGTTGGAAAGACGAATTTGTCCTTGTTCTCGTCAGCCTTCCTATTCTTGTATTGGTGTACTCTATTTTCACTGACGATCCTGAGATACGTGCTAGACTAGATATGTTTTTTGAATATTTTAAGAACCTTCCCTATTGGTATCAGGCAATTTTTATAGGAATAGTTTCAGCTATTTATGGTCTTAAAGGTGCTGATATAATGCGTAAACCTAAATAAATGGACAGAGCAGATTACCAGGATATTATTAATGAGTACAAAGAACAAGTACGTACTCTAAGAGCACAGATTTCAGAATTAGAAGATGCTTGCAAATCAAAAGATGCAGCACTTAAAAGATCTTTACAAAAACTTGAGTATACTGCTCAAGATTTAGATAAAGCACATGATGAAATCAATGCAAAAAAAACAGTGGAAAAAGAATCAAAATAAAGAATTAATAGTAGGACCATGTAAATGGTGTGAAAAAGAAATAGTTAATACAGACGCATTTGTAGCATTTGCTGACAAATCTAAAGCCTGTATTAAGTGTTATAAAAACTCTGGGCATATGCTGCCTTTTTGGGATAAGGAAAATAATTTTAATGAAAGTAAGTGAGTCTACAAATATAGCAATGCCTATTAAAAATTTAATAAGCATTATAGCTGCAGTAGCTATAGGTGTTTGGGCATATTTTGGCATTACTGAAAAACTTAACTCTCATTCTGTTCAATTAGAATTAATGTCTAAAGATTTAGATAAAGCTGTAGAATTTTCTATTAAGTGGCCTAGGGGTGAGATGGGAAGTTTACCAGCAGATGCTGAACAATTTTTATTAATTGAAGATGCTTTAAAAGATATAGAAGATATACAAGAAGAATTAAAAGAATCTCGCCACAATGCCACAAATATTTTAAGATTACAAAAAGATGTCGAAAGACTTTTAAACGAACTAGAAAAAATAAAGGATAAAGTGAGGGCAAATGGAAACAGTCATTAGTGGAGTAATAGCTTTGTGTATGTTTTATCAAGGTGGAATTATTGAACATACTTATATTAAAGATCAAAAAATGAGTACTTGTCTTAAAATGAAAAGAACAGTTGAAAGAAGTGTCAATCCTCAAAATGTTAGAATGGCTTGTGGTGTTGTTGATGCAGTTCTTGAAGAATATATGGGCAGTACAAAAATTGTTAAAATTATTAAGGATAAATATTAATGGATATAAAAGATAAAATTGTAGGACTTGCTTTGATAGCATTAGTTTCACTTATTGGTTGGAACTTACACGCTACTTGGGATCTTAAATCTGAAGTAATGAAGATTCAACAAGATCAAAAAGTTTTACATAAAAAAATGAATAAGGTTCTTAAGAAGGTAAAGAAAAAGAATAACTGAAATGAAGATATATTCAGTTTTAATCTTCCTTCTTTTAGTTGGATGTAACAGTGTATGTCCTGATAAAACTTCAATTAATGTTAGTACTACAGATACAGAATCAGTAAATAAAGATAACGAAGATAGAGATAAATTTCAATTAAAGAAATCTATTACTCAATCTTGGAAATGGGGAAAGAAAAACTGTGAAGTCTCCAAACAAAAAACGTAATCCTTTTGCTAGACAGTTAAAACTTTTTAGATATAGAATTCTTAAAAGTAAAAAAAGATACCAACGTAAGAATAGAGATAACTCTATAGTATCAGATTCTTAGGTTTTGGTTCTTCTTCTTTTGGTTTACCATAAACATTAAAACTAAATGATCTACGTTCACCTTTAGATCTAAAAGGATATACCATGTGGTACATCCACCAAGGAAAGATATAATAATCTCCAACCTTTGGTCTAATTCTAACTGTATTATTGGAGAACAGGTGGACTTGTCCAAACTGCATTTCAATACTACCTGCAGATGGATAATGATCATTATCTTCTTTTTTCCATTCTTCTTCTATACCATCAGGAAGTTTAAGATAACCTACACAAGACATATGACAATTAGTATGATAATGAGCTGGGTTAAAATCTCCAGCAAATGTACGTACATACCATCCAGATTTAAATACTATTTTTTGTAATTCTTTATGATTCTCAGGATGAGCTGCTATATAAGCATCCATTAACTTACCAAAGTAAGTTCCCCATTTAGAAAATGTTTCAGGAGATATAACTAATTCTTGTTTTACATTACCTACAAGTTCATCAGAAAAATCATGAGTTTTTTTTTTTTCTTCATGATTCATAATGTGTTCACAATCTTTATTAAAATCATTAATAAGTTCTTGTGGTAATTTACAATGTCCAATAGATGGACCAAAAGGTCTGTATATTTTAAGTTCTTTATTATCTTGGTTTAAATTACTATAATGGCTCATGAATAATCCCTTTCTAATATCATTTCTAAATAATGAATAGCTTTTTCTATATCTTTTCTCTTACCTTTCTTTTTATGACGACATATGTATTTTATTGCGTTCCCCTCTGCAAATGGTAAATCATTTTCGTTTATAAAACAAGCAGGTTGTATTTTCATATTTTTATAATGATCACCATCTACCTGCTTTGATAGGGAATCATAAGTAACATCTTTAAACATATCTTTATCAGTCATTAAATGTAAGCCTATAGTTTTTTTCTTTATGAGGTCTATCTGACTTATTTTGAATTACTTTATGCTGCATATCAGTTAAAGTATATATATCAAGTTTCATAGCTTTTGCAAACTTAACAGACGCATATTGTGAATCAATATCAGCATAATGGCATATTATTTTAAAATCATTAGAATGACTAACAAGCCATGAAATAGCTTCACGTTTATCTATAATTTTGTATTTATTTAAACCATCATACATGGCATCCTCAATAGCTTGAGTTATAATAGATCTGAACAATTTAAGTTCAGGACTTTTCATCTATAACTTCATATGTCATTCGCTGATCTACTGATTCAGCTTCTTGCCAATTTAAAGTTTTAGAGTCTATAGCATTCATTATTTTTAATGCTTCTTCATCATTATTTGCACTAATAACAATTTCAGTATAAGCAGGAAGTATAACCCATTTCTTAAACTTATAAATCATATATTATTTTTACGTCTACTAGCTTCTAGTGTTCTGAATAAATCGATAATAAGTCCTTCTTTATCTCTTTTATTTTCAAGTGTGCTTGCTTTAACTTCTGCTTCAAATAATTCTTGTATAGCTTCTTGATAAGTATTGCTTCCATAGTATGCTTGTTCTTTGGCAGAGATACTCTTATCAACTGTATTACCAGTGATATGGAGAGCTTTTTTTCTCTTAAGAAGCCTATCCAAATATTTAACTTGTGCATTTGATCTAGCATTTTCTTCATCAGTTTCAGATAGAAACTTTAATGATTCTTCCAATCGCTTTTCTGTAATCACTCTTATCCTCCTTTAAATATAATTTATATAATTTTAATACCATGTAATCATTGTTATATGTATTAATTCCCATCATTTCTAGTTCTAATTTGAACAAATGCATCCATAAAAATCACCACTACCATCATTCATTACATGAACGTTTATAGGGTGCTCGTAGTAAGTTGTTAAATATATTCTTAATATATCGCATAAATCAAAACAATTTATTTCACTTAATAATTTTATTCCTTTGGTCATTTCTTTTGTTACTTCCACTAGATGGTATACTCCATCGTTTAATAGTATCAGATCCATAACCTATCCTTTTTAGTTCACATTGAGCACAAAGATAATAGTCTTTGATTTTTATTATTGCTAAATTTTCACATTGTTTACACTGAAGGATCATAAAGAATGAATATAAACTTTAGACCCTTCAGCGTTTCTAACCATAGAGGGAGGTTTAGAAATCATTAAAATGGAGCATCCTCTGGTAAATCTTCTAAATCCATTTTAGCTTGTAGAATTTTACGTACATAACCATCAATTTCATCAAAGTTTACATCTTTACCAGATTGTAATGATGCAGCTAATAAGTTACTCATAGTTAATCTGTATTTTTCTTTCCATTGAGCACTTAAATCTCTAACAGGTTTAACTCCTTGTGGACTTACCATATTATTTTCAGGTATAGCTACTTCACCATCAAGTAATTCAATTGATGTAGCAGTTTGGTATTGTTTACCATTTTTGCTTGTTCTTACAGGTTGAGCTGCTATTTTCAATCTAGCACCTTGTTGCCATCTTGAAGTACCTAAAGCCTCACCATAGATGGTCATATCTGTACCATCATCTTTAGTAATGTATAAAGTTACACCACCATTATCTTTTTCAAATGCACGTTTAAATTTACATTCAAATGTTTGTGTTTCCATTTTGTTCCTCTTGTTTATTTGTTTTATTATTTGTCCAAATCGTTGCATAACTATTTATAAGTTATTTTAATACTTTTGTCCAAATTTCTTTTGCGAATACTTCAGCAGAAGGCGTACCTTTCCATCTAAAGTTGTCGCATATTAAAGGAAATATGCGTACAACGTCATCTTTAGTTTTGCATATTTCTAGTATATGTTCTATGTGTTTCATGGCATTTATAAGTACATTTAACTCATCTCTTTCTGTCATATCTACACAATATTGATCTTTTGGAGAACAATATAAAAGCATTGTTTCTTTGCCAAATAGATCTCTGTATAGGCATTGTTGCCTAACATCAGCAGCCTTTGGATACCATTTAGGATCCACATGACCTGCTTTTAATCGTCTAATATATGCTGTTGCTTTAGTATCTACTATAACATCTTTAAACTCAAAGTCAGTTTTACCGACTACATCATATTTTAGACCATATTTTTTACCATTAATCTGTTTTTCATTCTGAAACGAAACTACTTCACCAAACTCAGCTAAGTTTTCTACAAACTTGTGAGCTATAATTCCAGACCAATCACATTCATCATCTATTTGAGAACCTTTACATTCGTTCACGTATTGTTCTCTAGCATATTTTGTGATATTATTTTCTTCAATGATTTGGTTAGATATTGCATGATGAGCAGCATCCTCAGCTGCTAATCCCATCTTCATTCTTGCATTAGGTTCTGACTCAAAATCAAATAATTCATTGATAATCCAAAATGGTGGGGAATCAATAAACGTATTAGTCTTGGAGGCAGAATGTCTATATTCAATTTTCATAATTATCTCCTTATGGTTATTAATGTTCAAAGTTATTTAAGCTCTACCTATAACATACCTATTGATTTGTTAAAAGGTAAAAAGACAATAAAAAGTAACGAACAATACAAGATTTATAATTTATCTATATTGTTATCTTGGCTATTGCACCCTACGCAACGCTATGGGAGCAAAAGCCTTATTGCTCGTCTTCATTCTTGTAATAAGAATAGAGTTTATCGTCTTTTTAATTTATATAATAAAAACTCTGCTTTTAAATCCTTTGTTGATAAAGCAATTAAATCTTATAAGATAAAGAATGCGTCAGATTGAAAAACCTGAATTAATCTCAACCATACGAGATAAAAAAAAAGTATGGTTAAACATTAGAGAGTCTAGACTAATGTATATGTTTCACCGAAAACTCATATCTATGGAAGAATATGAGGCAGGTTCACGTTATAGATTAATGTGTGAACTTATGGGAGGTGGAACTGGTAATGTTCTTAAAGATCGTATAGATGGATCTAATACAGATTTTATTACTTCATCTCTTGGTGCTGCTATGGCAGTTAAAGATTGTGATGAAGAAATAGGTAAACAATTAGCAGAATGTATGAAATTATTTTGCTGGTTTAATTATGGTATTATAGAGTTAGCACATATATTAGGACTTACAGAACGTAAAGCATCTAATAGAACTCACGAAGGTCTTGCTAGACTCTCAGTATATTATGGCTACACGAAAGTGCGACACACTATCAGAAATCAAGGAACTAAGACTCAAAGACAAAAAGTACCTAAAATGGGTAGCTTCTAATCCTTGTATACTCTGTCAACAAAATGGGTGTAATGCTCATCATATAACTTATGCTATTCCGAGAGGTTTTGGTTTAAAAGTTGGTGATCAATTTACACTTCCATTATGTGTTAAACATCATCATCAATTACATAATTGTGGTATGTCTGAACGTGATTTTTGGACAAAAATAGACATAGAACCTATAGAATTATCTCGTATTTTTTATGATCATTATCATAATATGTGGAAAAATAAGAATTTTTTCTATGATGATAGTCAATTATGGATTAATGTTTATAACAAACTTGTACCTAAGATACAAAATAACGTTGATTTTCTACTGCAACCCAAATAACTAATGTAAGTATCCTCGCCAGAGGTATGCAAATTATGAGCAAAATATTAAAGTTTCCAAATAGAAAAAAAGTATATTCTGATAAATTTTTGACAGGTGTTAAACCTGATGCTATTGGAGATTTTATAAAAAAACAAAATCCACATTTATCATTGAAAGCTGCAGATGCTATGGCTTTAGCTATAATCTATAGCACTTATTTACAATTAGTTTTTGAAGAAGAAGGTAATGAAATAATACCTTCAATTGACGACTTTGATCATTACATATGGGCAGCTCATGACAAAAAAACGTTACACTAAAAAAAAGAAATCTATTAAAGATTCAGATACTAACGACATACCCTATACTAAAGTACGTGTTGAATGGGTAGATGCTTTAAGTGATTCAGCTTGGGCATCTGAAAAAGAATTTAAAAATATGAAACTTGCTAATCCTGTTAATGAAGGATGGATCTTTCATAAAGATCGTAAATCAATTAAATTGTTTGCAAGTTATGATAAAGAAGATGATGGAACTATTACCTTTGGAGATCGTACTATGATTCCTAAATCTTGGGTAATTAAGATTACAGAAATTTAAAAGGGCACATAGTCTTTAGAAAAGTAAAAATCTTTAACTATGTACCCATCAAAATTTAAATAGCTTATTTTCTCATATTATATCCTGGAACAAAACTTAGCCTAACAACCTCCTTTACGATATAATCTTAGTCAGGTACTATTTTAGCCAATTATAATTCAATAGGATCACCGATCATACGCCTTCCTATTCAGGTGTAGTTGCGAACTACAATGGGTGTGTCATTATAATTAGCGAACCTGGCAGTCTCCCACCAGGCTCTATCTATTTAAGGCTCAGGATCCTAGATTATTTGGCACATACCTTAAAATAGAATTCTTAAATTCGTTTATCTAAATATGCTTCAGCAACTTCGTTAAGTGGTGCTTCTTGATGTTCTTCTTTAATATCTTGGTTAATATACTCCAACATATTTTTAGATTTTTTTAATTCTTCTTTAGCATGATCTTTAGCGTGTTCTAAAACTTTAACTAATTCTGGATAATTTCCATAAAAAATTCCATAAATAGATAAATCATTTATCGCTGACGTCACTCGGTTTAGACCTCTTATTCTTTTTTCTATTCTCAATATTTCCGAGTCTGTTTTTATAGTCATCTTCCATCTCCTTTATTTTACGTTTTAGTTTATCGATTTCTAATTGCTTAGTAGCAACCATAGCTCTTAACGATCTTTCCATATCACTCATTTTTCCTCCTTATATCCTTCTTTTGCACTTTCTAAATGATGTTCAAAATCCCAATTATACTCATTTTTATTTTTATCACAAAAATGCATTAATGCTATTAAGACATCTGTTACATTGTAATATTTCTTAGGATCTGACTCATCACCATTCAAACCAAGTAACTTTTTAATTTTCTTTACATCATCTTTAATAGTTTCCATCATTTTATATCCTTATTATTTTCTAAAAACATTTCAGCATTTTCTATATCTAATTTATATTCTTTTATCCACGTTTGTGCAATTAAAGAATGTGTATCTTTAAGAAAACCACAAGCTATAGCATTATCTAATACAGATATTGCTTCAATAGCATCATCTATAACCATTTGTGCTTTTTCTCTTTCAGTCTTAAGACTTGGTTTAAAGGTCATCTATGTTCCTCTTGGTTGGTCTAACAAATTCCATAACTTTATCTTCAAGTTCTTTGTTAGCAATTTTTAGTTTACCTACTTCAGTACGCAATTTACCATTTAATTCTTTATGATCTCTTTCGATAATCTCAATTAACTGAAGTTCTTCGTTAAGACGATCTATTTCTTTTTTAAGATTTAAATTTTCTTTTTCAAGTAATTCAATTCTTTTAATAAGATCTAAATCGCCTCTATTATCATGCTGCATCTTTCACCTTTTTAATTACAGCTACACTTCCTGCTATAAAATCACCAGGAATACATGATCTTTTGGTTCTTCTTTGCCACTCATACCATGCTTCAGTAGCTCTTTTATTTTTAATTATAGGATTTTTAAGTTTGCTTTCTTCATCGCAATACATATCAAACGTCCTATTAGATATACTTTTATCAAATCCTGATAGAATTTCAATAGTATCACAATCTAAATGTGTATACAGTTCTTTAAAATCAGGTTTATAATTTAAAATAAATGATTCTTGTTTAGTATTTGGTCCATGATGATCCATCACAGATTTCCATATATATAGTTTATACATTACGCTACCTCCTTTGTTACATCGTCTATATTAACTTCATATTTTTTACCCTCAAATTCAAAAGCAAAATCTGCTGCAGTTCCATCTAACATTACTCCTGCATCAGTTAAATTTACTTTTAAATTATCCTTTAAAAAGTTTTGTAAAGCTAATCTTATTTCAAATATTTCCATGTTACTCCTTATATAAATCTCTATGAAATCCTAATGCTTGTTTCTTAGCATCTTTAACCATATCATTTAATACATGAGCACAGGTATCATCTACATTTAAAGCATTATGCATTCCATCTCTCATTTGCATAAAGAATACAAATCTTCTTAGTGTTTCATCTTTAGGATCTAATGGATATTTTTGCCATTTATTAGCAAATTTAATTAAATCCTTTTTTACTAAGTCTTGTATTTTGTTAAACACTTTTTCTTGTCTTTTATTACTCATTTATCCTCCTAGTTTAAATATTTCTTAACTGATTTAACTACTAACTCACAATATCTAAGCATCTCTAAGAAATAGTTTCTTCGCTTACCAGCTCTTTCTAACTCTACTTGCTTAATTGCTTTATCAGTAATTTTATCAATAACTTTTAATTGTTCATCTGTTTTCATTCAGTGCCTAACTCTTTCATCTTTTTACCCATTTCAGTATTTTCCATTATATGCTTAGCATCTACAGTTACTTCCATTAAGTACTTCATTATATCTGCACCTATTTGTATTTTATTATATCCAGGTTCATCTAATTTAGATGTAATCCATTTACCTAATTCTACATAGGTACGATATTTAGTAGACCATCTTATATAACTATCATTATCTACTTGTTGTTTCATTAATTCTCCAAGATCCATTTTATTTCCTTTCTGTTAGGATAATGCCTAACCGAAAGAGATTAGGCATTAGCTAGGTTATTAAACTGCTTTTTTAATTTCAGCAGTGTCACTTATATCTTTTAAAACTTCAGCTTTATTTCTAGCATCTCTACTTTTATCTAAAGCAGAGTTAGTAGCTATAATAACTGTAGCTATACAAGAAGTTTGGTTATAACTAGGTAAATTCTTAAACCTAGGATCTGATTGCATCAGTTCCACAGTTTGAAAATATTGCTCTGCAAACCATTTAGTCAATGGCATTACCTTAGTCTTAACTCTTTCATTAATTGGAGCTTTTTCCATCAGTTTCCTCCTTTCTTTTAATCTCAAATGGCATTTCTAATGTATCAGGAGTTGCTTTCTCTATACATTTATAAACACCAACACATACTCTAATTGGTAAAGTAAAGGTTCTTATTAGTACTTCACCTACTTTTTCTATACGTTTCATGTTCCTCCTTTTTTTTGGTTAATCGTATATATTTTTCTTTGACTTGACGATATTCATCATCAAATTCTTTAGTACCAGGAATTGGATCAACATCAGCAGTGAGCCAATTCCAGCTTTTTCTTACAGCTACAGCAGCAATGCTATAAGTAATAAATCGAACAAAATTAAAAATTCCATTCACTTTATTTCACCTCCATATCTTCTATTGAACTTATATCTGTGCGTTCACCAGGTTTTGATAAATTACTAAAAACTTCAATTTTATCTTCTTTAGTAATATTATGTGGTAAAAAGTAATTAATATCTTCTATTTTAGTTTTAATACCTATTGCTAATAACTTATCTATAGGTACTCTATTAGTTCCTTTTTCGTATTTCTGCACTTGTTGGAACGTTACTCCTATAGCATTCGCTAGTGTAGTTTGAGTCATAATTGTATGACCTACTTTATCACCAATTCTAGCTTTTTTGATTTGTTGTCCTATAAATTTAAATAGTTCCAACTCACCTTTTGGTCTTTTACCCATTAGTCCTCCTTTCCATAATTATGTTTAAGAACAAGCAGCTCTCGCTTGTCGGAGCTGATTGGTCGAGTTATTACTCTTACTGATGGCTTACCCTCTCTAAATACTTTAACTAACGTTATCCACCCTTGCTTTGGATAGAGTATTTTGAGCATTATTGGTTTAATCCAATATGGTTTCCACCATTTAATATGTTCTTGTTGAATAGATCCTGTAAACTTCTGTTTATACATCACTCTTACTGCTACGCTTAGATCTATCTTCCTTTCTCTGAATTTGTTTTTTAGTATTACTTTGAACATACATACTCTCTATATCCTTTCTTGATTATTCTTTTATATATTCTTCATACTGTTCTTCAATTTCTGCTTCACTTAATTTGTCAAATCCAAAATTATTAAAAATTACTTCATAAAGTTCATCATATCTATCTTTTATGACTAGCTCTCTTACATAATCTACTCTTTCTTTCACAAGAGCATCTAGTTTATCTTTTATTTTCATACTCTCTATATCCTTTCCGAATTTTTTTAATAGGCAACGCCTGCCTAAAAGGCGACAGGCGTTAGCTAATTATTATATGTCTTTCTTAATAGCTTCAATATCTAGCTTTTGATTTTCTGCTAGTTTAATAACTAATCTCTTAACAAATTGAAGATCAGCATATGTAGACTTATTAAGATACATAGTCTTACTAGCTACATGATTAGCTCTTTCTTCAGGACTACGTTCTTTAAACATTGGTTTAGTTGTCATATTATTCTCCTTTCTGACAATTATTACTATCACTACGCATAGTGATAATTGGTTTTCTTAATAACCTATTCATCTCTTTATCTCTTTCTTTCAGAATAGGCATTTCAGGGAATGGAAACTCATAAACATTAGAGTAATAACTACCATATCTATGAGAATCCATATCTACTTCTTGTAGTATATTGTAAGGAATCATTTTCTATATTCCTGTATATGATACATAACCCTTAATACACATACACAACCTGTAATAGCTAATATTATTCCAAGCATTGGATCAAAGTGTAACATTAATACAACACCTAGAAATGCTATTACAAAGCTACTTAATAGACCTAATAACAACATACTATTTACCATCCTTTTCTGGCGTTAAAGATTTATATATACTATAACCTACACCAAATCCTATTAACTGACCTATAATAACTATAGATAACCATATAGCTAATAGACTTAATACTATTGTACTTAACATATCTTCCTTTCTAGTGCCTTCAATAACCCTTGAATTAGCACTTATTTATGTATCTATTGAAATACTGACTATCAAGTTAGTCAATACTATCAATAGGTTGAGGTATATTCGGTAATCGATAATCAACAGACAAGCTGGAGTTACCAATTACCAAACACACAATAACAATTATTTATCGCTATCACTAGCGATAGCGATTAATAATTAAACAAACAATAAAGACAAATCGTTTACGATTTGACAATTGCGAGGCGAAGCCGAGCAAATGCTTCCATCAATAAGAATTTGATGGGTTTTGAATTCACCCCTGCAACATCGACATTCATGTCGAATGTGCAAATAGGGGGGTTTTATACAGATACTCTCCAAAGGGGGGTTTAATTAACAATAAAGGAGCAAAAAATGATACCAGCAGCATTAAAAGCAGGATCAGTAGGGCTTAGAATACTTAGAACTCTATATGGAGCTAAAGCTAAGATAGGTAAAACAACAAAAACAGTATCAAATCTCGCTGCAAAAAAAAATCTTACTAACACTAGCAAATTTATTACAGGTGCGTCACAAAAGACACACAAAGGTACTAAGTTAGCCAAAAAATACATTAAAAAATATCCTAAATCTTCAGCAGCATTAGGTGGTGCTATAGGTTATGATATATTTGATAGCGACTAATGGCAAAAGCACCTAAATGGGGTGTTAATACCTATGTCGAGTCTACTAAACCAAAGATAGGCAGACATAAAAAACGAATGAACAAGCACGAAAAACGTAATTATAAAAAATACAGAGGACAAGGCAGATGAAAAGCTACTTAATGCATCCAGTGATCAAAGCACTTTCAGCTAAAACTTTAAAAAAGAGCTGGAAGAAACGTGATCAATTTAGCAAAAATCTAAAAGATCCGAAATTTCGTGCAAAAGCAAAATTAAAGGATTATAAATCGGTATTATAATGAGCAAAAGTTTAGAAAAATTAGCAGATAAAATGATTAGACTGTCTCCAGAGGAGCAGCAGAAGCTACAATTAATCATAAAAGCTAAATTACTGCCTGAAATGGCAAAGCAACAACAACAGGGTTTATTACAACAAGCTAATAACCCACAAATGGCAGCAATGGGTCAGCGTCCAGGTGGAAATATGCCTATGCCGAACTCAAGAATGGCTGCACAACAAGGATTATTAAGATGATAAAGGCAGGAATCTCAATAGCTAAAAATTTGGGCAATAAAATTACAAAATATTATAAAAAAAGTTCAAAAAGAAGTTTGGCTGCCGATGCTTTTGGAGCTACCTCTGTAGCTGCATTAGGATATGGTGGTTATAAAATGGTAAAAACTAAAACACCTGAAGTTGCAGTATTTACTTCCTCACATATTACCAAAGGAACTAAAGGTGAATTAGGATTTGTGCCTTCAATGGCAAAATTATATAGTCCTAAATATAAATCTCAAAAACAAGGAGCTAGAGATTATATGATTTCTCAAAGAAAAAAAGGTAAAAAAATAAGAGTTTTAGATAAAAAAACTTTTGATTTTTATAATATATAGAAAGGAAAAATATGCCACAAGTAGGAAAAAAAAAGTTCGCATACACTAAAGCTGGTAAGAAAAAAGCTAAATCGTATGCTAAGAAAAAAGGAAAAAAAGTTAAATACTAATGACAAACGTTAATGGTAATTATAAACAAAAGTTAAAAAAAACTTTTAAAAAAATTAGCAAAAAAACTACTAGAGAACAAAGGTTCTTAGGTAAGACTTTGCCAAGAGCTATTGGTGGATTAGCTAAATTTGCTTTTAAACATCCTATATCAGCTACAGCATTAGCATTTGTACCTTCAGCTATAAAAAAAGTAGCTAATACTCAAAAAGGATTAAAATTTCCTAAATTTAGACAATTTGATAAAAGAGGAAGAAAGATAATTTAATGGTTGAAGAAGATAAAACATACGAAAACGAAGTTGAAAAACCTAAAAAGGATACTAAATGCTGTGGTGAACATGGTGGTAAAAGACCTGGAGCTGGTAGACCTTTTGGAGCTAAGACTAAAAAGCTGTGGAAATCTATGGAAGAAATGGCAGTTAAATACCAACATTCTCCTTTAGATTATCTTCTATCTGTGTTAAATAATCCTGCAAGTGCACCTGAACGTAAAATGTACGCAGCTGAAAAAGCAGCACCTTATGTTCATCCACGACTAGCAAGTACAACATCTAAGATAGGATCTGATGAACCAATCGAAATCAAAGTCCAATGGCAAAAAGAAAGTTAAAGTAATTGAGGTTCCATATAAACCTCGAGAATATCAAAGAGCAGTTCACGATAATTTAAAAAGATTTAGTGTTTTAGTTTGTCATAGACGATTTGGTAAATCAGTATTATCAATTAACGAATTAATAAAAACAGCAGCAGGTAAACCTAGAAGTTTATGTGCATTTATAGCTCCCACATATAGACAAGGTAAATCTATTGCTTGGGAATATTTAAAATTTTATACGAAGCCTCTAATGCATTGGGGTGGTAGTAGGAACGAGACTGAATTAAGAATAGATCTATTTAATGGATCACGTATTCAAATATTTGGTGCAGATAATCCAGATTCAATTCGAGGAATGGGATTTGATGGAGTAGTCTTAGACGAATACGCTATCATGTCTCCTAGAGTTTGGACAGAGATTATCAGACCTGCAGTGGCAGATAAATTAGGATGGGTTTTATTTATCGGTACACCAATGGGTCATAATCAATTCTGGGAAGTTTATGATTATGCCTTAAGAGGTCATAAAGATTGGTATGGGAAACTATATAAATCTTCAGACACTAAAGTAATTCCAGATGAGGAACTGGAGCAGGCACGTTCTATTATGACACCTGAGCAGTTTGATCAAGAGTTTGAATGCTCTTTTACTGCAGCAGTGTCAGGAAGTTATTATGGTCGACTAATAACCAAAGCTGATAATGATGGAAGAATTGGCTACGTGCCTGTAGATGAAAATGTAGGTGTGGAAACCTGGTGGGATTTGGGGATCGGAGACAGTACAGCTATTTGGTTTGCACAAAGAGTTGGACAAGAGGTACACCTAGTAGATTATTATGAGACAAGTGGAGAAAGTTTAGCTCATTATGCTGATATGTTATCTGATAAAGGATATGCTTATTCAAATCATATAGCACCTCACGATATAATGGCTAGAGAATTAGGAACTGGAAAATCTAGATTAGAAGTAGCAAACGAATTAGGAATAGATTTTGAAGTAGCTCCTAAATTAGAAGTTGATCATGGAATAGAATCTGTAAGAAACACATTGCCTAACTGTTGGTTTGATAGAGAAAAATGTAAAGTAGGATTAGACTCATTAAGGCAATATAGAAAACAATGGGATGAGAAAAATCAGGTTTTTAAAAATAAACCTTTACACGATTGGTGCTCACACGCAGCAGATAGTTTTAGATATGGATGTGTGTCAGAACCATTAGATACAACAGAATGGGATAAACCAATTAACATAGACACGAAATACGTAGTATGAAAAAATCACAACAAGAAATATTATCAATACTAGCAAGAGAAATACATAGTTCATCAGGTTACATTGGTGGAGAGCTAGTATCGAGAAGAAAGAAATCATTAGAATATTATTTAGGAATGCCTCTTGGTAATGAACAAGAAGGACGTTCTCAAGTTGTTTCTAATGATGTAATGGATACAGTAGAAAGTTTAATGCCATCTCTTATGAAGATATTTACTTCAGGAGATAATGTATTTGCTTGCGAAGGCACTGGACCTGAAGATGAAGAAATGGCAAGACAATGTTCTGATTACATTAATTATATCTTCTTAAAAGAAAACAATGGCTTTACAGCATTATATACAGCATTTAAAGATGCACTTATCCAAAAAAATGGAATTTTAAAAATTTATTGGGATGATTCCCAAAAGATTGAAAGAGAAGAATATACAAGATTAACAGATGATGAGTTTGAAGATCTTGTTTCAGATCCTCAAGTAAAAGTTAAAAACCATTCAGAATATGAAGAATCTATCACTGATGATAGAGGTAAAGAAATAGATGAAGTAAAACTGCATGATGTAGTTATTCATAGAACAAAATTATATGGACAAGTAAGAATAGAACCAGTTCCTCCTGAAGAATTTTTAATTGAAAGAAGATGTAAAGATATTAATTCAGCTAACTTCGTTTGTCATAGAACAACTAAAACTAAAACTGAATTAGTTGAAATGGGATATGATAGAGATTTAGTTGAAGGATTACCAACTGGTGATACTGATTATTTTACTGAAGATAAATTTACAAGACATCAAAATATAGATTTCTCACATGGTTTATCAGATGGAGATAAATCTACTAATGATGTATTAGTACATGAATGCTACATTAGAATGGATCTAAACAATGATGGTAAAGCAGAGTTATGTAAAATAACTGTAGCAGGAGATGCTAAAAAATTATTAGATATTGAAGAAGTAGATACAATACCTTTTATATCTATGACTCCAGTTATCATGCCTCACAGATTTCATGGAAGATCTATTGCAGAGCTAGTAGAAGATATTCAATTAATTAAATCTACTGTTATGAGACAAATGTTAGATAATATGTATCTAACAAATAATAACAGAGTTGCTATACAAGATGGTCAAGTAGCTATGGACGACTTACTTACAAATCGTCCTGGAGGAATTGTTAGAACTAAACAACCACCTCAAAATGTTATGATGCCTATACAGGCACAACCTATTACAGATCAAGCTAGTGGTATGTTAGCATACTTAGATGCTGTTAAAGAAACTAGAACTGGTGTTAGTAAAACATCACAAGGATTAAATCCAGATTCTTTAAACAATAGTACAGCAACTGGTATGAACCAAGTTTTAACTCAATCTCAAATGAGAATGGAGTTGATTGCTAGAATCTTTGCAGAAACTGGTGTTAAAGATTTAGCTTTAAAAATATTTGAGTTGGTATGTAAATATCAACAAAAAGAAAAGATCGTAAGAATTAGAGGTAAGTATATACCTATGAGACCTTACGAGTGGAAAGACAGAGTTAATGTTACAGTCCATGTTGGATTAGGTACAGGATCAAAAGAACAACAATTGATCTTGCTTAATGCTATTCTAGAAAGACAAATGCAAGCTATAAACCTTCAACAGAATGTTTATGGTCCAATGGTTAATTTAAGAAATATTTATAATTCTTTAAAGAAATTAGTTGAAAATGCAGGTCTAAATAGTATAGAACCTTTCTTTATGGATCCAGATGTAGGAGCACAACAAATGCCTCAACTTCCACCTAAACCTCCAACAGAGTTTGAAAAAGTAACTCTAGCACAGGTTCAAGGTGAAAACCAAAGAGCACAGCTTAAAGCTGAAACTGAAGTTAAACGTATTGAGGCAGAAATGAGACAAAATCTTTTAGACTTTGAATTAAAGATAAAAGAAATTGAACTTAAATATGGATCCAAAATTGATGAACTGGAATTGAAACGAAGATCTATGTTAGAAGCAGAAGATCTAAAATCTTCTGGTAATCTAATGCAACAGATAGTAAAAGGACAAGATCAATTCTTTAATAAACAACAACAAACAAATGGACAACAAGGAAAAACAAGTCAGGGAGGGCAAGAGAGCCGAACAACTCCTAAACGATCCCCTGCTTAAAACAGCATTCGAAGATCTTCTTGAAATATATAAACAAGAAATTTTCAATACAAGTTTCACTGAGAATGACAAGCGTACATACCTTTGGGTAGCCTACAATCTAGTAGACAAAATTAGAGGTCATTTACATAGCATCATAGCAAGTGGAAAACTAACTCAACAAGAGTTAGATCAATTAAATAAACGAAGTTAATCTAACGAAACTTCAATTACGTCAACCAACAAGAAAGGAACGTTATGGCACAAGAACAAACTGTTCAAGGTGCTGCTGAAAAAATTTCTGGACTATTGAATCCTAAAGAGGATAATCAGAAAACAGAAACAAAAGCAGAACCATCAGAAACACTTGAGAAACAAGAAGCTCCAGAAAGTCAACCAGAGTCTGAAGGAACTAAGGAGCAGGTTACTGAAAATACTGAGACAACAGAAGAAACTCAAACAGAATTAGAGGAACCAGAACTCCACCGAGTCAAAGTACAAGGTCAAGAGTTGGAAGTCACCCTCGATGAGCTGAAAGCAGGTTATTCTAGAGACTCAGATTATAGACAAAAAACTCATTCTTTAGGGTTAGAAAAGAGAGATCTTGAAACTCAAAAGACAAGTTTGCGTCAATCTTATGATACTCGACTATCAGAGTTAAATGATTTAATTGCAACTGCTGACGCAACTGTCAGACAACAACAAGGAAGTGAAGATCTTCAAAAACTTTATGACGAAGATCCCACAGCTGCAGCTAGACTGGACTACCAGTTACGACAACAAAACAGGCAGCTAGAGGAAGTCAGATCTAAAGCAAAAGAAGCTCAACAATCTCAATACAATGAGTTCCTTGCAACACAGCGAGAGTTAGCAGCTACAAAAATACCAGAGTTTGCTGATCCAAACAAAGCAGATACATTCAAACTTAATATGCGTAATTCGTTACGAAATTATGGATTTAATGATTCTGAAATAGGACAGCTTGCAGACCATAGATTTCTTATGGTTGCAAAGGATGCAATGAGTTACCAAAGTTTGAAAGATAGAAAACCTATTGTTCAAAAAAAAGTAGCTAATGCTCCTAAAGTTGTTAAAGCTGGTATAGCAAAATCAGGTACGAGTTCTGGTAGAGAAGCCATAAGACAAAAGATTGGCAAGTTGAAAAAGACAGGGCATCTTAATGATGCATCGTCTGCGATACTTGACATGATTAATCTTAAATCTCAACAACGAAAGTAAAACAATGGCACAACCAACAAATACGTTTGATACGTATGATTCAATAGGTGAAAGAGAAGATCTTTCTGATGTTATCTATAACATCTCACCTACAGACACGCCATTCCTAAGTTCAGCTGCAAAGACAAAATCTACTGCAGTTCTACACGAATGGCAAACAGATGCATTGGCAGCAGCATCAACATCAAATGCTGTCATCGAAGGTGACGAAGCAACTTTAGACGCTGTTACTGCAACAACTAGATTATCTAACTCTTGTCAAATTATGGACAAAACAGTTGTAATCACAGGTACGCAAGAAGCAGTTGACAAAGCTGGTAGAGCATCTGAGATCGCTTACCAAATCGCTAAAAAAGCTAAAGAGCTTAAAAGAGATATGGAAGCACAAATAACAACTAACAATGCAGAAGTTACAGGTTCAGCTACTGCTGCTAGAGAAATGGGTTCTTTAGGAGCTTGGGTTGCAACAAATGATGTAATGGGAACTTCTGGTACTTCAGGTTCAGTAGGTAATACTGCTAGAACTGATGGTACTCAGAGAGCTTTCACTGAAGATCTTTTAAAATCTGTAATTAAATCAGTATGGAATGAAGGTGGAAATCCAACTATGGTTATGGTTGGTCCTTTTAATAAACAAAAATTATCAGGATTCACTGGAAACAGCACTAGATTTGATGCAGGTGCAGACGCTACATTATACACTTCTGTAGATGTTTACGCATCTGACTTCGGTCAATTACAAGTTGTTCCAAATAGATTCTCTAGAGATAGAGATTGCTATGTTCTTGACATGGATTACTGGGGAGTAGCTTTCTTAAGAGACTTCAGTATGCATGAATTGTCAAAAACTGGTGACTCTGAGAAAAGACAGCTTTTAGTAGAAGCAACTCTAGAATCAAGAAATGAAGCAGCATCAGGACTTGTTGCTGACTTAACAACTTCATAATAATACTATCTGTTTAGGCGAGTAACCTTAAATCTGCTCGCCTAGCAGTATTTCAAACAATTGAAGATCTGAGATAGGTTAGGATCGGAACAATTAAGGAATAAAATGAGAACATTAAACGACTATTTTTTAACATCTACAATTGCAGACATTAGTACAGCATCATCAACATTTGTACCTGTACCTGATGGAGGCAAAGTAATAAAAATTTTCACTGCACTACAAGGTGCAATCGGAACTGCTAATGGAGGTATCACTTTTGAAATAGGTGGTACAGCTATAACTGGTGGTGGAATTACAGTAACACAATCTGGATCAGCAGCAGGAGATATAGATACAGCAACACCGACAGCAGCAAACAGAGTTGAAGAAGGTGGTTCTATCGAAATGATAACTGATGGAGCTTCTAGTAATACAATTAAACTTGTTGTTACATTTGTTATAAGAAGATAATTAATATAGGTAATGTTCCTGGAACGTTCTGGGAACATATCCTAAACAAAAGGAGAATAATACATGAACTATGGTTTAAGACATGGAACTGTGCATAAGCTAACTTCTGGAAGTTCATCTTCTGCAAGCTCAGCTTTTTCAGCTAACATATCATACATAAGAGTTGTAGGTACTATTGCTTGTCATATACATATAGCAGTATCACCAACAGCAACTACAAGTACTACTTATTTACCTGCAGGAGAAGTTGAAACTATTAAAGTATCAGCTGGAGAAAAAATTGCAGTATTAAGAATTGGTGGTTCTGATGGAGAACTATACGCTACAGAATTGACTGAATAATGGGTAAGGTAAGAGCAACCGAATGGAATGCTGATGCTACAAGGACTAAGTATATACAAGAGTCTGATGGTAAGCTAACTGTAAATAATCAGCAAAATCTTAATCCTTTAATGGAAAGAAATAAAAAACTTTATACATTAAATGATGGATATACCAAGTCTAGAGATATGAGAAGGGTTGCTAGTGTACCACCACTTATATTACAGATATGGACTAAAGAATATAATGGAACTAATAATTGGTGGGGATTACCTAAAGATACACAAAAAAAAATTATGAGAACTAAATTAAATAGTAGTGAGTTTAGATATTTTAGAACATCAGAAGGAAGTTTATAATGGCTAGAAAAGGTTTATATTACAATATTAACCAACGTAAAAAAAAAGGAATTAGTAGATCTAAAAAGAACAGTACTATTTCTAAAAAAAATTATAAAAAAATGAAAAAAGGATTTAAGTAATGGCAAGATCACCAGCATGGCAACGTAAAGAAGGTAAGTCACCATCAGGTGGATTAAATGCCAAAGGTAGAGCTAGTTATAAAGGTGGTACTTTAAAAGCTCCTACAAAATCAAAAACAAGTGCTAGAAGAAAATCATTTTGTGCAAGAATGAAAGGCATGAAACGTAAACTTACTTCTGCTAAAACAGCTAGAGATCCTAATAGTAGAATAAATAAATCATTAAGAAAGTGGGCTTGTTAAATGGCATTATCAACATATTCAGAATTAAAATCAGCAATAGCTAATTGGTTAAACAGAACAGATTTAACTGATGAAATTGCTGACGATTTTATTAAACTTACAGAAGCAGATTTTAATGCTAAATTAAGAATTAGACCTATGGAACAAATAGACACTATTACCATAGATTCAGAAACAGAAACAGTACCAACAGGATTTATTGCAGTTAGATCATTTTATATATTATTATCATCTGTAAAATATCCTTTGGAATACATTACACCACATAATTTATTTGAAGTTAAAGGAGGCTCTACTACTGCTAGACCTAGAGCTTATACAATAGAGAGTGATAATGAAACAGAAACTTTTAGATTTGGTCCTTCCCCTGATACTAGCTATACTGGTTACTTATCATATTACAAAGCTATATCAGCTCTTAGCGTCTCTAATACATCCAATTGGATGCTCGCAAATCATCCTGCAGTATATCTGTATGGATCCCTTTATCATGCAGCTAACTTTTTAGGTGGAATAGATCAAACACAATTAGGACAATGGTTACAAATGTATTCAACAGCTCTTGAGAGATGTGAGAATAACGACAGACAAGATTCATATGGTGGAGCACCTGTAGTTCAAAGAACAGATGTTCAAACCGATTTATCATTTTATAGGAATAGATAATGATTGATAAAAAAGAAAGAAAACAATTAAAAAAAGCATCAGCTCATCATTCTAAAAAACATATGAATATGATGATAAAAGATATGAAAGCTGGTTTAAGTTTTACTAAAGCTCATAAAAGAGCCATAAAAAAAGTAGGTAAATAATGCAAATACCTTTTGGAGAATGGCTACCTGATCAACCTGAACATGGTAAACAAGGAGCAAATGTTGCTAATAACGTTTATCATACAGCAAATACTTATAAAAGATTTCCATCTTTAGTAAGTTACAGCTCTAATACAACAAGTACAGATTCTAAAGGTGCAGGTTCATTTAGAGATAATTCTAATACAGTTTATAACTTTGTAGCAACTAGAACAAATTTATACCAATTAACTTCAGGAGCATTTACATCTCGTAAAGCAAGTTTAACTGGAGATCATGATGACTTTTGGACATTTACACAATTTGGTGAATACATAATAGCAAGTAATGGAGTTGATGCAGTTCAGTATTTTTTAATGGGATCATCTACTAATTTTGCAAATCTTACAGCAATTCAAACTGCTGGTACTTGTCCAGTATTTAGAGTTTCAGGAGTTGTTAGAGATTTTTTAGTAGCTGGTAATATTGTAAATGCAACAAACAGAATTCAATGGTCAGGCATTAATGATATTACTGTTTGGTCTGGTAAACAATCTGATTCACAAGATCTTCCAGGATCTGGTGGTCAAGTAGTTGCAATAACTTCTGGTGAAGTTGGATATGTATTTAGACAAAATCAAATAATTCGTATGGACTATGTTGGTGGATCAGTTGTATTTAGATTATCAGTTATATCACCAAATAGAGGAGCTATGTTTGGAAGAACAGTATGTCAAGATAATAGACAAATTTTTTTCTACGCAGATGATGGTTTTTATCAAATAAATGGAGATCAAATAATTCCTATTGGAGTAGAAAAAGTTAATAGATTTTTTGATCTTAATTTAAACAAAGCATATTCAGATAGAATTTGTGCAGCAGTAGATCCATTTAATCAGTTAGCTATGTGGTTATTTCCAAGTACATCTAACGCATCAAATACTACTGGAATTTGTGATAAAATTATAATATATAATTATGCTACAAAGAAATGGTCTTTAGCAGATGCTAGTGCAAGTACAATATTCTCACAATTTGTTGGAGCTTATACTGTAGAATTAATGGATATTTTATCTCAAAACTTAGAAAATATTAATGCTGCATTAGATACAGATTTTTGGTCTGGTGGACAAGTTTTACTAGGTGCAATTGATTCAGATTATAAAGCATCTATTTTTTCAGGAACAGCTAATGAATGTGAAATTGAAACAGCAGAAATTGAAGGATTTCCAGGTGCTAGAACAAACATTCAAGGAGTAAGACCTATAGTAGATGCTACAGCAACAGTTACTGTAAAAACTAGAGAAAGATTAGCAGATGATGAAAGTGAATCAACTTCAGTTTCAATGAGAGATAGTGGAATTAATCCAGTTAGAAAATCTGGAAGATATATTAGAGCAAATGTTAAAGTACCATCAGGCACTACATTTACTCACGCACAAGGTATAGATCTTGTAGGATCAAAAGCAGGAGTAAGATAATGGCAGATACAAATAATATAGATAACGTTAGATATTCAATGGAAACACAAGAATACTTTCAAAGACAATTGGAAGCTAGTGTTAATGAATTAATAAATAAAAATAATACTGAAAGCGATAAAGCGTTCAGTTGGTTTATGAATTAGGGAGATTTATGGCAGGAAGTTATATAGGAAAATACGATACAACAGCAGGAAACAATTCAACTACTTCAACAGGTTCAGTATCTGTTGCAGAAGGAATGTTACCTTCTAATATCAATAATGCTTTTAGAGACATTATGGCAGATATTAGACAGTTTTATAATTCTGTTGAGTGGATTGAATATGGAGATGGAGCAGGTACTTATACACCAGCTTACGCATCTTCTACAAGTTTTACAATAGCAGGAGTTAATGTAACTTCTGTTTACCATGTTGGACGTAGAGTTAAAGTTGTAGCCTCTACACCAGGCACAATTTATGGATCAATTACAGCTGTTGCTTTTTCAACTAATACAACAGTTACAGTTGCTTGGGATTCAGGTTCTCTTTCAGATGAATCTATTACTTCAGTACACATTGGAGCTATTAGTGCAACAAATACTTCTATGCCTGAAACTCCATCAATTACTGGAGATTATACATTAGATGTATCAGGAGATATTATTTTAGATGCTGATGGTGCAAATGTTACTGTTAAAGATGGTGGAACAACTACATTAGATATAGTTTCAAATGGTGCTACAGATGTAACACTAGATGCTCCTGGTGATATTCACTTAGACGCAGATGGTGGAGATATAAAATTTTATGATGGTGGTACTCAATTTGGAGAAGTTACTAACTCATCAACAGATTTAGTTATTAAATCTACAACATCAGATAAAGATGTAATCATTAAAGGTAATGATGGTGGTAGTGCAATTACTGCATTAACACTAGATATGTCAGCAGCAGGTGCTGCATCATTTAATGATAATGTTACAGTTGGAGGAGAT